TGATGATGTCAGAGCGAAGGGTCGCCATGACTAATCCTCAAAAAGGGTTTACGGATGTGGGCGCAGCCCTAGGCTCTATGTGGCGCAGCCATCACGAGCAGACACTCAAATACTAACGGTTGGCTGCAGCCTTCATCCGCTCGTATAGGTCGCGGTCTGTACGGAATAGACGCGACTGCTCTGTGAGGTTGAATGTATCGCGGCTGAATGGATTGCTCATGCCAGTCGGGATGCCACCAGTGCTGCCGCTGGTTGGCGCGCCGCTGCCTTGTGGCTTGGGTTGCTTTTGCATCCATGCGGGCAGAGTCTTGGCCCATTCAGCGACAGGTTTGCGTTCGTAGCCATCAACAACAACCACGGTGCCGTCGGGCTCGCGCTGGATTGCATCAGGCGACAGCTTTGTCTTCAGCACAAGGTCAGGATCGTGCACGATGTCAGCCAATGCCGTGACTGCTGGCGTAACCAGCTCTAACTCGCGGACGCGGGCTTCAAGTGTTGCGATGCGCTGATCCTTCTCCGCCGTCGCCTCACGGAACTGCTGCTCCAGAGCTTGTCTTGCCTCTTGGTATTTGCCTTGGGATTCAAGCTGCTGTTGCTCGTAGTTGCGCTTGAACTCCAGCAATTCATCAACATTTACCCCATCGGGCGCCTTGGATTTCTTTGCTGCACGCAGCTCGGCAATCAGCTCTTGATTCTTGCGCTCTAATGCTTCTACGCTGCGCTGCAACGCTTCAGCTTCAACCCCAGTAGTCGCAGACTCTTGGGTTTGTTGTTCATCAGACATGGATAAGCCGCAGGCTTAATTACGCCCTAAGGCTATCACTTACGCTTGCGTTTTTTAGCAGTCTTAGCCGCAGCCTTGAACGCAGCAGCAGTAGGCCTCCCCTCCTCGCCCTTGCGTGCCATGCGCTCTTTGCTGCCAGCTTCAATACGCTTGCGTTTAGCGGCAATGTTGGCGTATAGGCCAGGCTTTTTAGCCATCACTTCTTACCCTTGCGTGATTTGCCGGCTTTTGCGAGCGCGATTGCCACCGCTTGCTTTTGTGGCTTGCCTTTTTTCATCTCGGTTTTGATGTTGGCTGATACTACAGCCTGCGACTTGCCCCGTTTCAGTGGCATCGCGCCATTCCTCAATACCTGTTAACAGTGTAGAACCGTCTGCTGTTGCCCAGCCCTTATCGGTGTAGATAGCTGGCACCCATGCCTCGCCATGCAGTGCCTCTACGGGATCACTTGAGATGCAGTAGATGCCAGCATTATGAAAGTGCCGGAGGCTAGGCAGGTCCATATCGTGCGCGGAGCTGATCTAAGGTTAACTCTGAGCCGTCATCACGGACTAACTTGGCGATGGCATCAGTCGGGCCGTATTTGTCGGCAAGTCGGTTGAAATACGGCACCTTGTTGGCGCCCAATGCCTTGGCCTTGGTTTCAAGGTCTTGCTTTGCCAGCCATTGCCCATAAGTCTGATCTGCCGGCACTTGGCCACCTGTTGATGCACGTTTAGCTGGTGGTGGTGGTGTGAAACCTAGTTCGTCGTAATCAATCACGGGTACTGTCGTTGATCTGCAGTTGAAGTGCTGCGGCGGAGTCGGGCCTTTGCCATATTCAAACTCGCGGCCATCCAGTGCACGGCAAATGCTGCTGGTGCGGGTATCCAATGTTGCCACATAGCGATACTTTTTAGTGATATCTTGATTGGCTTCATACACCTGCTGACTAGCTGCATTGGCTACCTGGTTAATACTGGTGCGCACTAGCGTAACGATCTGATTGTCGGCAACCGCTGTTGCCTGGCCGCCTGCTGCAACTAGCTGCTTTACGGTTTTGGCCTCTTCGCCAAATTCAAGGTTTCCGATCAACCGCTTGGCAATGGCTGGCGTCGGCTCACCAGTCAGCAAGCCTTGCCGCACGACTTGCGAGAACCGCTCAGCTTGATCCACGGCAATGCCGCGAAATGCCTTGGTGACCACTTCGCCATTGGGTAATGTGATCGTGGCACCTTGCGCTGCTGTGAGGCTGTAGGTCTGCGGTGAGCCGTACGCTGCGGCGAACAAATTATCGCTCAAGGTCACCACATTGATCTGCGTTGGGTCGGTGGTGACGACCGACTGCGCAAATTGCGGACTGATCTCTACGGTGCGCACTGCATCACGTGCACCTGCTGGCAATGCACGCCGCAGTTGATCGGTCACAAACTCAGACTGCAGCTCTGCAATGCCTTGCAGCTCTAATGCTGTCAGCTCGGTTGCGTCACCTGCCCATGTTGCCAGGCTGTCCTTCAACTGAGCCAAGATTGCCCGCAGCCGCGCCGCCTTGACTGGCGCCGATAGCTCGTCAATGCTGCGCAGCTGATTAACGGCATCAATGATGATGTCGTTGTAAGCATTGATCACGCGCCGCGCAACACTATTGCTGTAGCGGTTCAGATCTATTGCATTGCGATATAGCGCTTCTGGTGTGCTCATCGTTCAATGCCAAGATCTTCCGGTTGATATCCGCTGCGGATGCTGACATTAGCGCCGCGGTTTAATGCAGTGGTGATCAATGCAGCAAACGCGTCGTAACCGTTCTGACCATCTTCGTGCAAGATGGTTTCATCCACTTCATCTGGCCTGCCTTCTTTGTACCAACTAATGCGCACGATGGCTAGAACCTCTTCCGGCAAAGCGCTGACGTGATAATCAAGCTCTTGTCTCCTGGGTTTCTTCGGTTCCATCCAGATCATCAGGTCCACTAAGCGATCGGTTACCCAGTCCAGCAGGTTGTAGATCAAGACCCGCATTAGCCGTAGCCTCAAGCTCCTCATCTACGTTAAAGTCATCGCCTAGCACGTCGCCTTCGGCAAGCTCACGCAATAATGTTTCTTGCGTGATTGTGCCTGCGGTGTAAAGCTGCAGCAGTGCTTGGATCTCCTGTGGCTCAAGGCGTGTGCCAAGGAAGTCGCGGTTGACGTAGCTGCTGCCAGCAGATGTGTTGTTGCCGATGTACTGCGCATGAAACTGCAGGCAGTTGTCGATCATGTCCTGCACATTCTGCGCAATCACCATCATGGTGCTGTCGCCTTGACTGCGATCAATGCGCTTTGCTTCTGCAGTTTCCGCCGATAGCTTCTGGCCAAGCACAGCCGATAGACCTAGCTCATTGATCTGCAATGCAAGCTGTTCAAGCCTGCGGAACTGATAATCAAAGCTGCGGCCAGCAGGCTCGATATATTCTGCGCGGCCATCAGCAGGAAATGCAATCGCCTCGCCGGGACCAGCGCTGACTTCTTCCGCTGCAGATGGGAATCCGTAGAACGCCAGCATCGGCACAGCGCTGATGTGGAGCTGGTTATCTAGGTCACTCTGGATTTGATACGCCTTGAGGTTTAGCTCGGCGATGTCTTCCAGCGGAGGACGTGACTCGATGAAGCCATGCCGCTGCGCATAAGCAACTGAGAAGGGAATCTTAGAAAGGCTTGTGCGGCCCTCGTCGACAACCTTAAAGTCGCCGTTGTCTTGCTTCTGATGCAGTTGGAATTCACCTGGCGTCAGTACCCGAATCTGCTCGACTGCCTTCTCTCCAAACTCGCCATCAGGCACGGTGACCGTCTCGGCTAGCCGCAACTGCGTGAGCACCTGCCGGCCTTCCTGCTGCTCAGCGCGCCAGCCAAGGATTTGCCGTGGTGTGTAACTCACCCAATAGGGTCGACCGCCATCAGCAGGTGCATCCACCAGTACACCAACGTGGCCATAACGGACCATCTTGCGCGTGGTTTCATAGGTCCAGACGTTGAGGTCATTGCCTTGTAGGTCAACATCAAACAACTGCTCGCGGATGATGTCAGCTGTGTCATCAAGCCGTACGGGCTTACGCGTCAACATGCCAGCCAGCATCCGCTCTAGGCGTTGATAGAACGGCGGGCATACGCTGCGTGCTAGGCGGTTGTCGTAAGACTCATCAAGCTCACGCGGCTCCTGCGGCAGATACCTGCGGTGCTTGCGGCGCATCCCATAGGTGCCTTGCAGCAGATCTTCGATCAGGATCCAATGCGGCTCTTGCGCGTACCATGCCGTGTTGGCATCTTGCACGCGAGTAACGCGGCGCTGCGCAATAGGCCGGTCGTATGCATTAAAGCCGGTGTACATTACAGCGCCGCAGTCATAGGTGCAGTTTAAGCAGCAGTCAGCGTGATGCTGTTGCGGCCAATCTTGATGTCAAACTCAGCGCCGGGTTCGTATCCCATTTCACGCAGGTAACCATCACCGATTTGCAGCTTGCCGTTGAATTGCACCTTGGCTTTGTAGGTCAAGCCGCGGCCGCGCTTGGCAGTCTTGCCGTTGAGGTCAAGCCCTTTGGCTTCTAGCAGTGCCTCATAGAACTGCGTGAATGCGACGCGATCCTTGACGACATAGCCGCAAGCGCGTACCAATTCAGACTTTGGCATGTCGCCCAGTTCTTTGACCTTGGCGAGTAGTTCAGCACCCTTGAGCATGGGTAGATGTAATGATTGGACTGATGGAGTGTAGCTTACTGGCAAGCATTTGGCCACTTGGCGCCTTTGCGGATGTTTTCAGCGGCCCATAGAGGTTGCAGATTGGTGTAGTGAAAGCACTGCCGTTGCTGCTCTGCATCGGTCAAGTCGAAGCTGGCGCACGGTCGGATGCGATCTATGTGCCAGCCTGTGCGGCCATAGTTGTTCCAGTTCATGTCATTAGTGAACTGAGCTTCTAGGTGCTGGCGTAGTTCAGTGATGGTGCAACCAATCAGGGCGTTGGTGCGGCTTGCTTTGGTGCCAAAATGCTTGCGAATCGCTGTGTTGATCAGTGATGCAAGGTTTGACCGCAAACGAAACGATGGATCGACGGCCATTCGATTTGCTTGCCATTGTCTGCGATACTCTCGGCGTTCATCCTTGGTGCGCTGACGATAAGCAAGCTCTCTAGCTCTGACTTCATCGGTGCGATGCCGCACGCGCCTTGATTCAGCGGCTTTCACCTTGTCTGGATTTTTTGTTTGCCAGCGTTGGCTGTATTCGGTTGATTTGCCGGGGTTGGCTGCATAAAAGGCCGCATTATGAGCAGCAGTGCATTCGGTGCAGGTTCTGGTTTTGACGTACCTTGCGGCAATATGCCCACGTTTGCAAGGCTTGCCGGTCAGATAATGAGTGAGCCCCCGTGCAAGGGCGTCTTTGCGTGTAATGATGTCCATGTTGCCTGGTAGCTCAGGTGGCCGGGTGCAGGAGGTTGCCGCCTCGCTGCATCAATCAATATATGCGTACTCCTGTCGTACGTCCAGCGGTTTTGTGCAGCATTGAAAAGTCGCGGTGCAGCCAGTATCCAAGGCAGTCGTTTAGGTGGTCAAAACCGGATTGCTTGTCCGGCAGCTGGGTCTTCTCGTCCCAGCACTGCAACTCCAAGCATTCAGTCAGCTTTTTGCAGCCCTGCCAAACCTGCAAGCGGTTCTGCCCCTTACCGTTTTCTAGCATTGCCTGCACGTTATTGACGCGATCCTTGATCGGCGGGTTGGATTGCGGCGACTGGTTGCTAATGCCATAGCTTTCTAGGATCTGGATGTCAGTCCTAGTAGCATTTGTCGATCGGTTTCCACCGCTTGCATCGGGATAGCCATAGATCTTGTGGTCTGGGTATCGGCGACGAATTTCCTGAGCAAGCGCGTCAGTGTCCTGTGCGCCAACAACTTCGTCAACAACTACGGCGCGATCGCCGATGCGAATACCAATCACGGCGTTAGTATTGGCAACGTTAAAGTCAATGCCAATACGAAGCGGTTCGCGGCTGATGTCGGGCAGTTCGCTAAAGACGTGCTTGCTTCGATCAAACCTGTCATATACACAGCCGGTAGTGAGGTTAGTGAACTCCCCATCTAAATAGCTTTTGAGTAGAACCGGATCGTAGTTGGCTTCCAGTCGCTCGATAAAGTCCGGCGGCAGATGTGGGTTGTCTGCTGACCGCATCTTGATGAGCTTGCGATCAGCGCGACCCTTGGCGTCCTCACTGCCGAATGTGTTCCACATCCATCGGAAGCCTTCTGGTGTGCTGGCAGCACCAAACTGCCGCACATTGCCGGAACGCAAGCGGCCAAGGATCTTGGGGAATGCCTTATTGGCAATGGATGGCGTCACCGTGTCGATTTCATCGGCAAGCACCCAAGCAAGGTTTAAGCCGATGATGCGGCTCCAGTTCTCGAAGCTGCGGCACAGGATCTTTGTGTCACCGCCTGGTAGGTGCAGCATGTATTCAGGCAGCGGCGATGCCCTGAAGGTGTATGGGATCTCATACGCCTCGAGAAACTGCTCGAAGTCGTTCTGCCAAATGTCACGGATCAATGGGCCGGTTGGCTCCATTACAGCGCCGATGAAGCCTTGATTGGCCGCGGCCAGCATCACCGCCTTGGCGCATAGCGCACGTGTCTTGCCGGCGCCATAACCGGCTGAGATGCCAATGATTTGCGTGTCGCTGTCGTCCACAAACGCAAGCTGCCCAGGGTGCAGATCAGCGCGGATGCGTTGCAATAAATCGCCTGTGTCCTCTTGCGTGGCGACATCCATAAACCCAAGCAGGCTGCCGGGTTGGCAGATGCCGGCAATCAGGCTCATGACATCTCAAACCGCAGCAGCTTGGCCTGATCTTCTAGCGCTTTAATTGCAATGCTGAGGTTACCTTTAGCGCGTGCTTCACGTTCGTAATCCTGCAAGCGAGCGACAGCAGCAGCAAGCCACTGCGGCCGCTCTAGCTCTGCATCCAACTGCATTAGTTGGCGGGCGCGGGACATATAAAGCTCAGCCTGCCGCTCGGACACTTGCCAAGTTTCTGCGGCATAGCGAAGAATTTGCGTCCTGCTGTGAGCACGCAACAAAAGATCGTAAACGGTGTTGACCCGCTCGTCGATCTCCGTGTTGGTGCTCTTCTTTGCCACCTATTAGCCCTTAATTTGCACAGGCATTACCAGATAAGTTACACCGTCCACACCACTAGGTGTCAATACCACGGGCGTGGTTGCCGTATTGGCGTGCAGCGTGATGGCTTCTGCAGGCTTGAACGCCTTGATGCCGTCTAGCAGGTAGTGGACGTTAAACGCCCATGCGCCACTGGCGGTGCCTTCCACCTTGAGCAGCTCCTTGCCGTTGTTGGCATCGGCTTCGGCGGTGATGGCGATAGTGCCACCTGCTGCCTCGATCTTGACGACGGAGTTGTGCGCATCGGCAATGATGGCGACACGCTCTAGGGCACGCGTCAGGCGGCGCCGGTCGGCGGTGATGGTGTGTTTGAAGTCGCCGGGTACCAGCTTGGCCACGTCTGGGTAGGTGCCATCCATGATGCGGCTGTAGATGGTGATGCCATCGCCTGCGTCGATCACGGCTTGCCCTTTGGCAACGGCGATGGTGACCACGCGATCCTGCAGCAGTCGCATGGTGCTGGCTGGTAGCACGATGTCTAGGCCGTCTGGCAGGTCAATGGCGTAACGCATGAGGCGATGGCCATCTGCGGCTTCCATGTGGCCACTGCCAAGGTGGATGCCTTGAAGCATCTGCTTGCTGGCGTCGGTGCTGGCAGCTGCCATGCAGGCGCGGATACCAGCGGATAGGTGCAGCTCGCTCGTAGCGGCGTCTACAACCGGCAGCGCGGGGTAATCCGCCGCATCAGCCGCAGCAAGCCCGTATGAGGCCCCAGAAGCCGTCAGAGCGCCATCTGCGAGCGTTACCGCCTCATCGCCGTCAAAGCGGCTTACAAGGCCAGCCAGCAGCCGATACGGCAGCGCTACAGCGCCATCGGTCTCCACTGCAGCGGGAATGGTGACGGTGATACCGAGATCAAGGTTGAAGCCGGTGATGGTCATGACACCACCAGCGGCTTGGATCAAGCAGCAATCAAGAATCGCGTGACTGCTGCGATGGCCAACAGCAGGCGCAATGGTGCGCAACGCGTAATCCAGATCGGCTTGGCAGATGACGGCTTTCATTTGGCGGTGGCGGCAGTGACGAGGCTGGCGATGATGCGTTCGTAATCAGCGGCGAAGCTGTCGACCAGCTCCATGGGTAGCGGCACGCCGTCATCAATGGCGTTGTCGGCAATGGCTGCGGCATACGCCACTGCTTGAGTCATGGTCTCATGCAGCCGATTGATCACCGGCTGTTGTTTGGCTGGAATGTGAATGAGCGATGACATATGCAACAAGAGTTTCAACATGACGGCGGTTCAGGTCGCCACGCATGAAGGCGCAGGCGTCCGCCACCAGCGCATGGTACGCCGCCGTGGTCAATCCTGCAACAACTCCACCACTTAAAGCACGCTGCCGGATCAGGTGCGCACGCGGGATGCCATGCGCTGCTGCTTCAGCGTTCAACCGCGCTAGGTCGTCAGTGGTGACATTGATCTTGATTTCGGGCATTAGATGCGCAGGAGTTCGATGCAGAATAGGTCCAAGGTGCGTCCTACCCAGATGGACGAGGTCGGACGAGGTCGGCGGCTTTGCTACGACTGGGGTCTGGCCTCTCCGTCCAACCTCCCAACCTATATGGATAAAAGAGGGAGAAGGGGGAGAAGGGAGGGTTTAGGTAACTCTTAAACCCTTAGATGGACGGTCGGACGTTGGACGGACGTGGAATCCAGTGGTTGCAGTGGTTTGGCGCGTCCAACCCGACCTATGGCTTTGCGAAATACCGCCGCCGCCGCCCAGACGCCTCCCGTTTTGCGACATACCCGAGATCCTTGAGAATCGAAGCCACCTGCATCTGGTCAGCTCGTGTTTGGCGCTCAGGAGGTTTCTTGATTGCGTTATTCAAAAGCTCCTCTGTTGTAAGTGGTTCAACTACACGCCGCTTCTCAAGATGCTCCTCAATAGCACTACGCCAAGGCGAGTCAATGACATAGTTATTATTCTCCTCTGTCACTTGGATTTCCATGTCTACCGTTAAACGGTTGGTTTCACCTGCCCTGTAGGCATGTACAACAGCAGACCAAATCGCGTCACGTTCAAGCATCAGAGAAGCGGTATCAATCTGGTCCTGCTGCGTCTTGGTAGTGGGGATGACCCAGAAGCGACGGTTGCCGGTTTCGTCAACCAAAAAGCCGGTGGTTTTATTTGTTGTGCCGACAATAATTCCACGCCGTGGGAATGATTCAACTGCCTTGCCGTAAGGCACGCGCATAAGGTCCACTGCCTGCGAAAGAAAGGCTTTTACTTGTCCGGCATGACGTCTACCTGTGATGTGATCCAGCTCCGCCCACTCCATCATCCACGACCGATGGAGCACCATTACGTCGTCTTTACTTGATATATCACCGAGTGCATCGGAGAAGAACGGACCACCTAGGCAGCCCCAAAAACTGGATTTGTAGGCACCTTGATCGCCCATCAATACGCAGGCGGTGTCGTGCTTGCAGCCAGGGTTGAAGGCACGTGCTACGGCGCCGATCAACGTGCGCTTGAGCATCTCGTCATAGATGGTCGGCTCCGGCAAGTCGGCGTCACACGGCCGCAGGTAGGTGGTGGCCAGCCGGTCGATGTAGGTCGGTGCAACGTGGTCGGCACAGTGCTCGAGGTAAAGCCGCACCGGGTCGTATGGTTTCTCGCTCGCCACTTGGACTAAGCAGTCGATAGCCAACTCCTTGCCGACCTTGTAGCCCTGCTCTGCCAGCTTGAGGTAATAGCGATCGACGCCCTCGATCACTTGATTGTCGACCTCGATCTGTTGGGTAAAAATGTTGAGGCGGATATCGCCTGCGTTACGCCGCAGGTATTCGAGTAGCTCTGCAGCCTCTAGCTTCTCGGGCTTGCCCCCCACTGGCGCACGGCCACCAGACTGCGGATCCGGGTCAGTAGTGCGACCACCAGCCACGCGCCGGACTGGGCTGGCGCTATGCCAGCCGTCTTTCTTGGCCATATCGCCAAGGGTGCCGAGCGTAATGCCGGATTTCTTGAAGCTGCGCCATTTGCGCTGGCAGTCACTGGGCTTGTGCTTGCTGGACTGCGCGGACCACTGTTCCCATTGATCGAGCAGGCTGTCATCACCGACGCTGTGCAACGACATGCCAACCGCGAGCCAGTCGTCGTAGTCATCAGCGCGGCTGGCGTCCAATGCGGCGAGGTACGACCGCGCGCGATCCGCGTCACTTTGCGGGTCAGGTATCTGGACTAGTTCGGCGCGCACTGGCTGCGGCTGCGGTTTAAGCATCCGCTCAATTAGTCCAATCGGCGCTTCTGCTATGTCGCGCTCGCCTGGCCCATGACCAGCCACCCAGTAATAGCCGGTGGTTTGAGGGTGTGCACCGGCCACAACGGATTGGCAGCCATTCCAGCGCAGCTCTACCTGCTCGGCCTTGCCGTCGTCATCAATGACACCGGTCTTGTATTTGCGCGTGGCGATGGCGTCCCAATACTGCTCAGGCACGCGGTAGATGATCTGCATTCGGCCATCGCGGCCAGATTTGACCACCCAGCTGCGCGGCAGTGAGGACAGCGGCAGGTCCCATTCGGCCAATAGCGTGCTGGCGGACTTGCCATCGTGATCCAGAAACAACAGACCACCAGATGGCACACCGCAGCACACGCCGATAGCGCGTGCGCGACCACTGCTCAATTCAGCCAGCAGCGCATCCTTATTGAGCGGGTTGTCTTGCCATGCCGACTGATACGGGCGCTTCTGCCCATCTACAGCGACAAAACCCCAGTCATCGGGTAGGCGCGCAAGTTCTTGCTGCAGGTTCACTTGGACTCCTTGAGTGCCTGCTCAAGCAGCAACCGAATTGCGGTAGCGCGGTTCATGCGATCACCACGCCAAGAATCCAGTTGCCGCAATAGGTCTTGGCTTAAGCGTATATGCGTTGGCTGACTTAAGCGCACGATTTCAGGGGAAAGGCCGCACAGTGTAGCAGCGGGTGCTACGGTGTCAAGGAATTAGAGCCGCTCCATGCGCTACGAACCCAAATTTGTTCAGATTTCCGCTCCCGGCGAACCGCACGGGGCGACCTGTCTATACGCGCTAGATGAGGATGGCAATGTTTGGGAACTCCACTACTACGCCGGTGCTCACGAGTGGAAATTTGTTGGCTCACCTGCTGGCATTGAGAAATGATTGATCTTCGCCCTTACCAGCAACAGTTAGTTAATCAAATACGCGGCCAGTATCAGTTAGGCCACAAATCGGTTCTTGCCGTGCTTAGCACTGGTGGCGGCAAGACTTACATTTTCAGCTACATCGCTCAACAAGCAAGTGTTAAGGGTAGCAGGGTTCTAATCCTTGTCCACAGGGCTGAACTGCTCGACCAAGCAAGCCGCAGCTTGCGCAGCATGGACGTTGCGCACGGGTTGATTCAAGCCGGCAAGGCAATGGACCTATCCCGCACGGTGCAGGTCGCATCGGTGCAGACGCTTGCGCGCAGACTGCACCTGCTGCCGCGGGATTTCTTCCAGCTGCTAGTGGTGGATGAAGCGCACCACACCACGGCAAACCAGTGGGCGCGCGTGATCGAGCACTTCCATAACGCCAAGCTGCTCGGCGTGACGGCAACACCGATACGCAGCGATGGCCGCGGCCTAGGCGAGCACTACCAAGCGATGGTGCAAGGGCCAACAGCGGAGCAACTGACGGATGCCGGCTATCTCGCCGCTGCCAAGGTGCTGGCACCGCCTGGCTTCGATTCAACCGGCCTGCGCAAGCGGATGGGTGATTTTGATGCCAAGGAGGCTGAGCAGCGCGTTGGCACGATCATGGGTGACTGCCTTGGTCACTACCGCAAGCACCTGCCAGGTCAAACGGCGATTGCGTTCTGCTGCTCCGTGGCGCACGCGGAGGCAGTGGCTGCACTCTTCCAGTCAGCCGGCATTGCCGCGGCCAGTATTGACGGCAGCATGGATACTGCGCAGCGCCGGCAGCTGCTGCATGACTTGGGCACTGGCAGGCTCAAGGTGCTCACCAGTTGCGCCCTCATTGGTGAAGGCGTGGACGTGCCATCGGTCGGCGGCTGCATCCTGCTGCGACCTACCGCATCTGTGGTGCTGCATCTGCAGATGATCGGTCGATGCTTGCGCCCGCAGCCGGGCAAGCGCGCCGTGGTGCTGGATCACGTCGGCAACACGCTCAGGCTTGGCCATCACTTGGAACCACGCGAGTGGACGCTAGACGGCATCAAAAAGCGCGACCGCGAGCAGGCGCCATCAGTCAAGGTGTGCCCGCAGTGCTTCGCCACCAGCGCCAGCGCTGTACAGGTATGCCGCGAATGCGGCCATGTGTTTGCGCCGCAGGAGCGCCGTGAGCTGCAGCAGGTTGATGGGGAGCTGCAGGAGTTGGCAGTGGCCAAGCGGCGTGAGCAGTCCTCAGCCCGCGACCTGGATGCACTCCGCCAGCTAGCGCAGCAACGCGGCTACAAACGCGGATGGGCAGAGCGGGTCTATCAGGCTAGGTTGCTCAAGAGGCATGGCGGATGATGACACACATCTTTTCCTGTGGCGGCGGCGTTCAATCCACCGCCTGCCTAGTGCTAGCTGCTCAAGTCCGCATACCATATCGCACTTTTGTGTTTGCCAATGTTGGCGATCAAGCTGAATCGCCTGACACTATTGAATACATTGCAAAAGTGCTTAAGCCATACGCCGCCAAACACAGCATTGAATGGGTTGACTTGCAACGCAAGCGGCGAGATGGCGCTCCACTAGACCTTTACGATCATTTGCATCGTCCCATTCGATCCATAGACATTCCGGTGCGGATGGCTAATGGAGCACCAGGTAACCGCAACTGCACAGTGGAGTTCAAGATTAAACCCATTGCGCGATGGATCAAACACAACGCACCGAACTGCGTCCTTGGCAAAGGGATTAGCACTGATGAGCCACACCGCGCCACACCAAGCCGCGAATCTGATGGCTACACCAGCGCTTACCCGTTGATTGAGTTGGGACTAAGCCGTCAGGATTGCTTGCGCTTGGTGGCGGAAGCCGGCCTGCCGCAGCCGCCAAAATCATCGTGTTGGTTCTGCCCATACAAAACCACCGACCAATGGATCACGATGAGGCAAAAACGGCCAGAGCTATTTGAGCGTGTGGTTCAGCTTGAAGAAATGCTGAACGCCAAGCGCGCAGCTATCGGCAAAGATCAGGTTTTCATAAGTGGACGATGCAAGCCATTGTCTGTTGCGATCCCAGATCAGCTTGGGCTGTTTCCATCTTGGGTGGATGAGCAAGATGGTTGTGAATCCGGCTATTGCATGACGTGACCGAGCAGCAAATCCAGCAAGAGATCCGCATCGCCTGCAGCAATGGTGATACGCGCCTGTTCCGCAACAACACCGGCACGCTCAAGGATGCCAATGGCCGCCCAGTGCAGTTCGGCCTATGCAAGGGCAGCGCTGACCTGATCGGCTGGAAACGCGTCACCATTACGCCCGAGATGGTCGGCACCCAAGTGGCCCTGTTCCTATCTATAGAGGTCAAGACCGCAACCGGCAGGCTGCGCACTGAGCAACAGCAGTGGCTAGATGCAGTCCAAGCGGCTGGCGGCATTGCGGGCGTAGCGCGGTCGGTCAGTGATGCAGAGCGGTTGCTTACGGTTGCCGATGGTGTATAGTGGATGCACGAGGGGAGAGGATCCCTCGCTAAACCGAACCTCCGCGGAACCGGGTACACGACGCGTCACCACGAGCCCAACACGCCCTAAGTAAGGCTGCACCGCCGGTTGGCCCGGCACCCAAATCACCTCAAGCATCATGCGTGCACTGATCACTGCAGCAATCCTGCTGCTATCGCCTGCCCAGGCCCGGCAGGTGACTGCCACCGTCTACGACGGCTGGTATCACGGGCGCACCACGTACTGCGGCGGCACCTACCGCCACTGGGACGTGTCCGCCGCGCATCCATTCCTGCCGTGTGGCACACGCGTCACGGTGCAACACCGCGGGCGCCTGCTCACCGTGCCAGTCACTGACCGCTGCGACTGCGGATCGCTGGATCTCAGCGCCGGCGCTGCATACCGACTGGGCGTTCCGCTAGACGGCGCCGCAACTGTGTCGATCCGTTACTGAGCTGGGTTGACCACGGCAGCACATGGTGTAGGATACGCACAAGCCGGGCAACCGGCACCCCAAACCGAGAACCATGCTCACAACCGCCTTGCTAGTCATCTGGAAACTGCTGCTGCCACTGCTGGTAGTAGTCGCCGTGATCGACTGGCTAACTGCCTCTGACGATCGCCGCATTCGCGTACTGCGCCGCACTGGCCTGAGCCAGAAGCGCATTGCCGACCGCCTCAACCTGTCCACCTATCGCGTCCGTAAGGCGCTGATGGCATGAACAACCTCAACCGCTTCGCCGTGCTGGCGATCATCGTCGGTGTCTGGGCAATGGCCTACGACACCGGCCGCCAGCAACCTGCCTACAGCCATCACGCCTGCCAAGAGCAACTCAAGCCATGAGCGAAGCAGACATCTACTGGACCTTTGCCACCGCCTACCAGCACGGCGGTGGTTTCTTCCAAGCACTAGCGCACGCTGGCCTCAAGGCTGATCCCGGCAATAAGCGCCGCCTGCTGGATGCGTTCCCTGAGCTAGTCGCCACTTACGGCACCGCTAGCCGGATGCACCGCCAACTGCGCAGCGGTGCAGCGGTATGACTAGCAACGCCGACTACCACGCCGATCCAGCCGTCAGCGCCAGCCACCTGCACGCAGTGGCTAAGTCGCCCTACCACTACTGGAGTCGCTACCTCGATCCCAAGCGCAGCGCACCGGAGCCAACTGCTGCAATGCGGCTGGGCTCACTGGTCCATTGCGCGGTGTTGGAGCCGGAGGAGCTGCAAGCCCGCTATGGCGTCTGCGGTCCGCGCAATACCAAGGCCGGCAAGGAGCAAGCAGAGCACATGGCTGCTGCTGGCATTGAGGCAGTTACCGCTAGCGACATGATGGCCGCCAACTGCATGGCCGACAGCGTGCATCGCCATCCTGCAGCGGCAGCACTGCTTGCCCAAGGCAAGGCTGAGCAGTCCTTCTGGTGGGATGACGCCGCTACCGGGCTGCGGTGCAAGTGCCGCCCCGACTGGTACGACGGCACAACAGTGGTTGACCTCAAGACCACTACAGACGCCAGTCCTGCCGGCTTTGCCCGTAGCGTCGCCACCTTCCGCTACCATGTGCAAGCGAGCCATTACCTAGCCGGCTTGCACGGTGCTGAGCGTTTTGTGTTCATTGCTGTCGAGAAGACTGCGCCGTACGCGGTTGCGGTCTACCAGCTCGATGTCGCGGCCATGGCTGCTGGTGACGAGCTACGGCAACATGACATGCGCGTGATTGCCGACTGCCAAGCCACTAAGGAGTGGCCGGGTTACGGCGATCACTGCCAAGCGCTCAGCCTGCCTTCCTGGGCATTAACTGCCAACCCAACTATCACATCCGATGACTTCTAGCATCACGCTTTGGACCCCAGAGCAAACGCAGCTGATCTCAACCACCATTGCGCCTGGCTGCAGCAATGACGAGCTACGGCTATTTGCTTACGCCTGCCAGCGCACTGGACTAGATCCGTTCAGCAAGCAGATCTACGCCATCAAGCGTGGCGGCAAGATGACCATCCAAGCTGGCATTGACGGCTTGCGTGCCATTGCCGAGCGCACCGGGCAGCTTGACGGCAGCATCACTGAATGGTGCGGCGAAGACGGCCAATGGACTGATGTATGGCTTGGCAGCAAGCCACCTGCCGCGGCCAAGACCACTATCTGGCGCAAAGGTGCCAACCATCCATTTACTGGTGTGGCACGCTTTGCTGACTACAACGCCGGCCAAGGCTTGTGGTCCAAGATGGGTGCAGCGATGATCGCCAAGTGTTCTGAGGCATTGGCATTGCGTAAGGCGTTTCCCGCCGACATGTCTGGTGTCTACAGCACCGATGAGATGCAGCAGGCCGAGGTGGAGCCGGTGACCGTTACCACTGCACCCGCGCTCCCAGCAGGCGACGCCAAGCTGTTCCAAGCCGGCAAAGCTGCCATCGCCAAAGCCGACACGCTCGACAAGCTGCAAGAGGTCGTTGCACGCATGGATAAGCGCAAGCCTGACCTCAGCGATGAGCAAAATCAACAGCTCATGGAGTTAGCACTAGCCAGAGAGGCTGCTCTAGCACCCACCACTGAGGATCCCTTTGCTGATGACTGAGCCGTATCTCACCACTGACGAACTGGCGGCACGTTGGGGGCTGAAGCCAGCGGCCATCAAAAATCAACGTGCACGCGGCATTGGCCCTGCCTACGTCACTGCACCACGCATTGGCCTACCAGCAGGTACACCACGCGTTCGCTATCCCCTTGCACAAGTCTTGGCTTTTGAAGAAGCCAATGGCATCACCCCACTGAACTGAAATGAGCCTCTACGCAACCGGCATCGTTCGCATCATCACCGACCCACAACTGCGCGCCTTTGAATCTGGGACCATGGTCGCCAACTTCGCTGGCGGCATCCAAGAGGGCAAAGACAAGGACGGCAACTGGATCAATAACGCAATCGACTGCGAGATCTGGGGTAAGTCCGCTGAGCTGATCGTTGATAAGCTCAAAAAAGGCGACAGCATCCTCGTAACCGGTGCCGTGCGCCGGCAAGAATGGAACGACAAAGAAACCGGTGCCAAGCGCAGCAAGCATGTGCTCAGCATCCAGCGCTTTGAATTCATGCCACGCGGCGCAGCGACCACCAGCGAGGAGCCTGTGTTCTGATGAATCAAACCACACTTGACATTGCATTCAAGGAGTGGTGGGAGGCGTCTTACGGGCGCCCTCCCGGCACCCATGCAGTGATGACACACGTGGCATTTGCCGCGCATATTCTTGAACTTCTGGAGCTGATGCAAAATGATCAACCACAAAACTGAGCAGCGCCGTGATAACTACTTGCAGTGGTTGTATCAGCAAAGCGGCCGCACCTGCAGCACCTACACCGGTTTATACCAGCAGCGCATTGCTGACCTGATCAAGCGTGATATGGCAGAGGCTTTGGGTGATGAGTGATCTTGTCAACCATCCTCCGCATTACAAGCACAGCGATATTGAGTGCATCCAAGCCATTAAGTCAGCACTCGGTGATGATGGCTTTCGTGCTTACTGCAAAGGCAACGTCATCAAATATCTATGGCGCGCTGAGCACAAAGGCAATGCCGACCAGGATTACGGCAAAGCTGATTGGTACATGCGCAGATTGCTGCTGCATGTAGATGAGTGATCCGTTTAAGCGCGGCGAGGCAAACTACGCCGCGTTTCTTACAGAAGATCACGTGCGCGAACTGCGCCAGTTGCGTATTGCTGGCAGCAGCTACGGCCAACTGGCAGAACGCTACGGCATTGACAAAAAACACGCATGGCGCATCTGCCAACGCATTGCATGGAGCTGGCTTGATTAGCTTCGCACGCCACTTACTTAACCAATGACCATCCTCTGCGACTACGAAATCAAAGCGCTGTGCACCGACGGCATGGTGCAAAACTATGACGAGGCATTGATCAATCCCGCCAGCCTTGATCTACGGCTAGGCGATACGATCATGATTGAGTCCGCAGAAGACCTCAACATGCGCCCGCTCAGCATTGCAGGGCGTACTGCAGACAATCCCTACGAACTCAAGCCTGGGCAATTCATCCTTGCTCAGACTATCGAAGTGTTCAACATGCCAGAAAACATTGCTGGCTTGTTCTTCCTCAAATCCAGCCGTGCACGGGAAGGGTACGAAAACCTGCACGCCGGCTACGCCGACCCCGGCTGGCATGGCAGCGTACTGACCCTAGAGCTGAAAAACAGCCGCCAGCTTCTACCTCTGCCGCTATGGCCTGGCTTGAAGATTGGTCAGATGGTGTTCTTCCGTATGAGCCAGCAGCCAGTGACCAGTTACAGCATTACTGGCCATTACAACTCAGATCTCACGACGACGCCCTCTAAGCAGTTCCTCAGCGGCATCTAGGTGCCACTGCTCTAGACCAGTCCGCAACGCTGCCGACGCCTCCTGCGCAAGCCAGTGGATTTGAGACCGCTGGCTTGCTTCTTGCTCGGCTATCAACAGTGCATATTCCAGCAGTCCGCCCCAATCTGCTGCAGCATGTAACGCACGTAGCTGCGCAGCATTGGCAGCACCGTGGAATTGTGCTTCCATTGTATGCACTAACGGATTTTCCATGTCTGACGCTATTGGCGACTACCTGAACAGTATCGCGCGGTATCCACTTTTAACACCGCAACAAGAGATACAACTTGGCCGCCGCGTCGCAAAGTGGAGAGAATTAAAGGATCTTGAAAGACCTTTAACAACACAAGAACGCCGTGAGCTACGTAGCGGCGAACGCGCACGGCAAAAGTTCATGCAATCCAACCTTCAACTGGTGGTGCATGTCGCACGCAAGTACAGCAAGCGCAACACGCAAACGCTTGACATGCTGGACTTGATCCAAGAGGGCAACATCGGTCTTGCGCGTGCTGTTGAGCTGTTTGACTACAGTCGCGGTTACAAGTTCAGCACCTATGCCTATTGGTGGATTCGTCAATCCATTGGGCGCGCCTTGATTCAATACGATCCAATCATCAGGCTGCCGCTTGGCGTGCATGAAATGCTGATCAAGCTAAACAAAACAGCACAGGCATTTGCGCAAGAGCACGGACGCACAGCGACCATAGCTGAACTTGCAGCGGTGCTTGATGTGACTCCCAAGGTGATATCTGACACATTGCAGCAGGCTTATCGTGTCACAAGCCTTGACAAGCCTGCGCAAGATGAATCATCTAACATCTTGGACATCATCGCCGATCAAAGGCAATACGATGTTGAATATGATTGGCAGCTTGAAACTGTACGTGACTATTGCGATGAACATTTAGATGATCGCACACGTGAAATCATCTACGCACGCAACAGTCGCAATCCGGTGCCGTGGAATGATCTAGAGAAGCGCATGGGCTTATCGCGTGCACGCATGTGCGAAATACAAAGGCGTGGCATAAGCCGCCTTCGTATGCTGATAGGCAACCCGCTGGCAGGCACCCCACTTGGCGCCAACAATACAGAAAGTCGGGAACGTTTGGAGAGTCTGTCTGGCGGGAATGTGTAAAGACCACCAGCAAGAATGGCAGGCTAAGGTGTTCTATCATCAGATGCTTGAATCCAGTGCAGCACAGCAAGCTCACGATCTAGCAGATAAGAATCCTGCTGATTGAACCACTGCTGCCATTCTTCGCTTCCTTTATTTCGATTGCATGGCCTGCAGGCTGGCACAAGATTAGTCGTCACAGTAGCGCCGCCTTTATGGCGCGGCTTGACGTGATCCAACGTGTCGGCCAGGTCTCCGCAGTAAGCGCATTGATGCTCCCATGCTTCAAAGATCTGCTGCCTGAATTTATGTTTTGCACTGCGTTTTGGGATGAGGTTTGCGCCATCAATGCAGTGATCCACGCAGTGGGCCTTGCTGCCTACAGCTTAAGCGCATGGTTTAGTATTGGAGTGCCCCGGCGAGTTCCAGCTCCCGGGGCGCGACCAACTCAACCATCTGAGCTGATGACCAGCATTGTAAGGGCTACTGAGCCTTGGGAGTATTACTGCCGCAAAGTTGCGATTAATCATCCGTCAAAATGTTGGGAATGGATGGGTAGCTGCGGAGCGCCCGGCTACGGCAATTGGGGGCTAGGCGGTGTGCAAGGCGCTCATCGAGCGACTTACAGGCTGTTTTATGGTGAGCCGTCCAATATGGTTTTGCACAAATGCGGCAATCGTCGTTGCTGTAATCCGAATCACCTTTACGACGGGACATCCCAGCAAAACCGTAGGGACGCGGAATCCCATGGAATGGCTCCTGTCGGCAGCCGGCACGGTCAATCAAAGTTGACGGAAGGGCAGGTTTTAGCCATACGGAATGACAATCGGCAAAGAAAAGTTATTGCTGCCGAATATGGAGTTAGTCCCACGGCAATTACTAACATCAAGCGGCGAAAAACTTGGGCGTGGCTTTAGGCGTAATCCCAGCGCACGCGTGGCCTGCCGCGACGCATTCCTAAATGCACGAATCCTTTAGGTGCGCCGTAGCCAAGTGAATGCGGCCAGTTAGCGTCGCACCACTCTTGCACATGGTTGATGTTGACTTCACGGATGTAGAAATCAACAGCGCCAACATCAGGTGCATCGTATAGATGCTCGCTGCCACTGGAGCCGCCTACAGCTGCATTGATGGCACGCGGGCGGTATCCACTGGTGATGACTACAGGCTTGCCGCCAAACTTGACGCGTGCACGCTCAAGGAATGCGGCTAACTCTGCTGCTGTGTCGAGCTGATATTGATGATCAAACCGCCGTGCCTCTTGGAACAAGGCAAACTCACCAAGCTGTATGTGCGGCGTGATGCGTGCGGTGAATGCACTATTGGGCGACAGCTTGGCGGGATCCTGCTGTTGCTCACCAGTCCACAGCCGGCCTTCTGCGCGGCGGCGACGCAGCAATCCTGCCTCTACAGCACTACCTGGGTTGCGGTACAACTCCATTGCTGCTGGCACAGCCGCCCAATCCTTGCCGGCAAGGCATTTGCTGATGGTTTCAAACCCAGCGCCGCCGTAGAAGCCAGCGCCAAGATTGTAGGCAAAGGAGATCAACGCGCATTGCTTGTTGCCCGTCATCTCATTCCAAAACGGCACGCTATTGCGCAGTTTTGCTGCGATGTGCTCAACCTCAAGCGTCAGCAACTGATCAGCATCAATCACGGTGATCTTGTCACCGCGTTGTACCTTGCGGCCATCTGGGTAGCGCGTGGTGCCGTAGCCGATGGTTGCCACTTCCCATCCATGCAGCGGATCAGGATAAGCGCTGAGATGCACGCCTTCGAACTCTTTAATGAGCTTTATGGCTGGCTCATAACTGTGCAGCTTGCCGCTAGCCTGCCATGTCTTATACCACGGCTGATCCTTGCTGAAGACTTGCGGCGCAACCTTTACTAGCTCAGTTTCTAATTCAGAGATGGCAGCCATTTGATGTGGCGTGCCGTGCTTGTAATACTTAAACAGATCGGTCAGTTTGATCATCGCTTAACCAATGGAGTGACAACACCAGCAAGCACTTCAATAGCCCTATAAAGTTTGACCGCAAGTTTGGCGGTTTTTCTTAGTGCTTTGTTGTCTTTCGGTGTTGGCGTCAGGTT